ACGCCATGGTCGCGGCTTTCGGCTCAGAGGCAGTGCAGACCTACTGCCGTCTAGCCAGCTTTAAATATCAGTGGCGGGCAGGTAAGAAGTTCGATGCGCAGGAAGATTTAAAAAAATCTATTTGGTATACGCGCTTTGCGCTGGGTGATGACCCAAGGAAAGACGATGCAGAAGGAAACTAGACTACAGTTCCCGTTGTTTGCTACCGAGACAGAATGGACGGCACCCTACGAGTTTGTTGACCTGACGGGTGCCAAAGAGATTGCCATTGACCTAGAGACACGTGATCCAAACCTCAAGCAGATGGGTCCGGGCTGGCCCCGCAAGGACGGCGACGTTGTTGGCATAGCCGTCGCCACAGAAGGTTTTGAAGCCTACTACCCTATCGCGCACCTTGGCGGGGGCAACCTCGACAAAGGGCAGGTGCTGCGCTGGCTCAAGAAGCAGCTAGCGACCGACTGCCCAAAGATTATGCATAACGCTCCCTACGATTTAGGCTGGCTCAAGGCGCTCGACGTGCCGGTAAACGGCCCGATCATCGACACCATGATCATGGCTGCGTTGCTAGACGAAAACCGTTTTAGCTACAGCTTGAACGCCCTGTCCTATGACTATCTGGGCCTAGCGAAGTCAGAGAAGCTCTTGACGCAGGCTGCGGTGGAGTTCGGAGTAGACCCCAAGGGGGAGCTTTGGAAGCTTCCTGCGCAGTTTGTGGGGCCGTATGCAGAGCAAGACGCTCGCCTGACTTACGATCTGTACAAATTCTTCCGCGTTGAAATCAACAAAGAGGATCTAGAAACCATATTTGATCTCGAAACGCGGCTCACGCCCTGCCTGATCGACATGACTTACCGTGGTATACGGGTGGATCTGGAGCGGTGCGAGCGGTCGAAGCAACAACTTTTAAAAAGAGAGAAGCAGGCTTACCGCAATATTAACAAGGAAGCAGGCTTCGACGTTGAGATCTGGGCGGCAACTTCTCTAGCCAAAGCATTCGACAAGCTAAAAGTTGCTTATCCGCGCACGGCCAAGGGCGCACCGTCGTTTACCAAGGCATTCTTGAGCGAGAACCCGCACCCGTTCGCCAAAATGGTGGTCGAGGCACGCAACCTCAACAAGATTCAAGGGACCTTTATCAACAACATTATGAAGTTTGTGTCGAAGGATCAGCGTATCCATGGGCACATCAACCAGCTTCGCAGTGACGACGGTGGCACGGTATCTGGTCGCCTGTCGATGTCGAACCCAAACCTTCAGCAGATCCCTGCTCGCGATCCAGAGCTAGGGCCGATGATCCGCAGCTTGTTCTTGCCCGAAGAGGACGAACTGTGGGCAGCTATCGACTACTCGCAGCAAGAACCACGGATCTTGACGCACTACGCAAGTGTATTCGGGGCTTGGAAGAACCAGCCGCTAGGCGGGGCGCAAGAGTTTGTAGACGGCTATACCAACGATCCGGACATGGATTTCCACACCATGGTTGCCGACATGGCAAACATTAGCCGCAAGCAAGCCAAGACGATCAACCTCGGCATGATGTACGGCATGGGTGTGCGCAAGCTGTCCGACCAGTTAGACCTAGAGTTTGATGAGGCAAAAGAACTTACAAAGCAGTATCACTCAAGAGTGCCCTTTGTGAAGGAGCTTATGAACGGCGTGTCACGGTCCGTGGATCAAAAGGCAGACGGCTCCCTTCGCTCTTTAAAAGGCCGAAAGTGCCGGTTCAACATGTTTGAGCCACTGGGCTATGACGTGCAGAAAGCGATGCCGTTGAAAGAAGCCAAGGCTACATACGGCGAGACTGCACCGCTGAAGCGTGCGTACACGTACAAGGCGCTAAATCGTCTGATACAAGCCTCCGCTGCGGACATGACCAAGCAGGCCATGGTCGATCTGTATGAAGCTGGGGAGCGGCCTCTGTTGCAGGTACACGACGAATTGGGTTGCAGCGTGCGGGACGTGGAACACGCCAAGCGGATTAGGACCATCATGGAAGCGGCGATACCGCTCAAAGTGCCTAGCAAATGCGACATCGATCTCGGGCCAAGTTGGGGCGAAACCGAAGAAGTATAGTGTTGCGCGGGTTATAGGATTGCCTTATAATCTCGCGTATGGATACCAATAAATGGAAATCAGTTCTTGTTCCGGTCCCCGTGTACCGGCAGATCAAAGAAATTGCGCAATTAGAAGACCGCTCAATCAGCGGACAATTGCGTAAAATTTTTAGCGAGTGGAAAGAAGATCGCGCCCGAGAAGCGCGGCAGCTAGACGCTTACCGCGAGGGCTAACCCGTCAACCGTTTGTGAAGAAACCTGCGTCGAAGTTCGATTCGACAGCAGTCAATAACATTCATCCACTCTTCTGATTGATCTGACGATGCGTCCGGATACGCTACCAATAAGGTAGCTGAATCCTGTAAACGCTTTTGAATGTCACTAATTTTAGCCGTATCGGCAAGTTCTTGAAGCATTTCGTGGGTGAAAGTTCTACTCACCATTTAATTTTAACTCCTCCAGCTTATTCATAACCGAAGTCCAATTGTCCTTAACCGCTTGCTCTTGCTCTTTATCGTGCGAATTAAACCAAAAACAAGTGCCGATCAGGCCGTGAATACGAGGGTCGTCTCGGGAACTTTTTAAAAGTTGAAGAAGCATCAACGCTTCTTGCGGGGAAAGATTTACCGAAAGGGTTTCTTTTTTAATTTCTGTCATAAAGGTCATCCTCTACAAAAGTCCCGCCTTTGGGGCACGCGGACGGGAACGCGCTTGGAGGGCTGTGATCGCCCAACCCGAACTGGTTTGCCCCAGAGCATATCAATCAAACTAAACCGGAACTACCGCCTGAAGTTCTACATCAAAATCGAACTTGCATGACGCTTGCGACTCAAGCTTTTTACTTAGCCGCTTCAATCGACCCTCTTGCGCATACAGCGTCCGATAAGTCGCATCGGCCCAATTCATTACTTCGTCATTTTCATCTTCCATACGTAAGTAATCATTTCTGATTTCCATGGAAGACGTGTACAAGAGATCCAACAAAAGCGCGATATCTTCGTTGTCCAAAGCTTTTTTCTTCGGGGCTTGCGGCTCTTCCGGAGGAGGCGTCTTGCTCTCACCGTCGCGCAAAAACAACCGCACGCGGTCCACGGTGCGCTCTGACGGCTTTTTAATCGTCCCGAACACGAAACCTTTCATCGTGGCGTAGTCCACACCCACCGCATCGGCGACCTCGCGGATACCCGCCGTGATCTTCTTACCGGATTTCTCGGCTTCTTCGACGGCCAGAGCGTTCATTGCTGTCTGCATCTCGTGCAGTTTTAAAAAATTAACCGACATTGCTTTCTCCCACACCCATGAATTTGCACATTGCTTTAAATTTCAATACGTTAACGACCCTTTCCGGCAGGCTGCTTTCAAGGTTACGCACAATATCTTCAAGCTCACTTCGCTCTGACTCACTCCACGTCCTTGGGAGTAGCTGCATCACCAGCCCCTGATACAGGGCTTCTTCTGCGTTTTCTGGGTTTTTGTCCATGCTCAAGTTCATTCACTTTCTCCAACAAAGTTTCAAGTTGCTGCTCCATAAAGGACAGCCGTTCATCAAGACCAAGAACCAGCGTTACCACCTGCTCCGCCTCGTCTTCGTCAAAATTCAAAGTTATCTGCGCCCTCATGACGCAGACGCTATTGTTTGCACATCGACCACGTGGTCTGACCAACTGGCGTCGTCTCGCGCTTTGCGGATCGCTTCCTGCTCTGTCTTGGCAGATATGCCCGTCACGACACTGGTCTGAACGATGGTCACGTCCCATTTCTTGGCGCTAGACGCCAATCCGGTGACTGCGATTCGGGTGTTCTGGCTGCCGTTCCAATCGACTTCCAAACCCGCTTCGCGAAGCGCGGTGCATATCAAGCGCCCCTTTCTTTTTGTCTCAAGAGTCGGACCCGAAAAGCCCCACGCCAGATAGCACACGCCGTCATCTTTCAAACGCTCCGCGTCTTGCATGTGGTAAAAAACGTA